CCGTAGTAGTAACCTTTACTACCAAATGGATAATCACTACCAATAATCCATTTCTCACAACCTTGTAAAGCAATTGCTTTATGTTCAGACCAGATAGAACCTTCTAACCATACATTATGCATATTGTTAGCGAATTCTGCAGCCATTCTAATCAATGACATACTGTAAGCGTGTCTGAAACCAGGTTTGAATTTGTTCTTTGAAGTACAATACAGTTTAGGTTTAGATGTCAACCTTGGGTGAGCATAGTCACCACTATGGTTGATAATGAATTTCAACTTTGGATATTCAGATGCAAAATAACAAACGTTGACAGGAGTTGCTCCACCATTAGGTTTATAATCACCTTGAGTATGAAACGAACATATAAAGTCATCTGGAATAATGTCCAGAATCTTCTTCTTGATAACATTTGCATATTCACCATAATCTAACCCAGAGGTTACCTTACCATCACGTAACCACCATCCTCTATGAGATGCTAATTTGATACCACAACATAATGGTTTACTAACATCTAACTGTAAGTTGTCAATATCGGTAGGATGTTCTCTGTCCTTACCCATCAACACTTGTAATCCAATATGAGTAACCCCTGGTAACCTTTGATTCAACTCTTCCAATAAATGATATCCATCATATGGATACAGGCAGATGTGGTGGGTAATTCCCTGTGATGTAAGATACTCAACTATATCATCAACTGATGTGTATTGTTCTTTACTGTTAGGGTTCTTTGTATCTGGAAATAATCCAAGATTTGTATGACCATCTATTCTCATTTGATTACCCTTTTCATTTGTTTTTCATTATGAACTAATTCCATAGTTCGGATGTCTGTATATGTTAGTGGAAGACCTGTTTTACCTACTCCTAACCATTTATATCCAAGTCTTTCATAAAATGGTATTGCTGGTTTGTTAGCAAAGAATCTGATAACACTAACATTATTATCATGCATGGTATTATATACTAAATCAAGTAATTGCCTACCTATTGATTCACCTCTGTACTGTTCTAATACAAAGATGTGTCTCAATGTACAATGTCGAGGTTCTCTCTTGGTTATAGTAATAAAAGCATACCCCTTACCATCTACTGTTAAGATATATGCATTATCACGATCATAATTCTGTTCTTTATTCCAATCTATCAAAGCCATATTTAAATGTGACTTTGATGAACTGGTACCACCTTTGAGTGTTGATAGTTCTTGTTGAAGTTCTAAAAGTTTAGACTTCATTATAATATGCTTCTAATAAATGTTTACTCATTTGATATATCTGTTTGTGTTATTGAAAATATGTATATATTATATTATGAATTACCTATTAGTTCAACTGCTATTTTCAATTATGTTCAATCAATAAATACAAAATTACATTATTGATGGAGTTCAAGAAATGCCTAAACCTAAACACTCAGTGGACTCTGAGGGTAGAAAGCTCAACAAAGATGGTTCAATATCAAAAAAACAAGGTCGTAAAAAACTCGATCTAAATGAAGCATCTGTCTATAAATTAGCACAAATTGGTTGCACTTATGATGAGATGGCAACCATATTAGGTTGTACAGAAGAAACCATTCGCAACAATTTTTTAAGTACAGTTAAAGAAGGTTGGTCTGACTTGAATATGTCTTTACGTCGTTCTCAGGTGATATTAGCTAAGAAAGGTAATGCTACTATGCAGATATGGTTAGGTAAACAACGATTAGGTCAACGTGAACCTAAAGATGTTACAGTAACCCAAAATGACTCAGAGGGGTTAGACTTTGACACGGTTAGCAGTTCGACCTAAAGTTCCTACCCTTGTTCACCAAACTGATTTTATAACTGATGTTACTACTCCTTATATTGGATTAGTAGGTGGTTTCGGTTGTGGTAAAACTCACGCACTTTGTCTAAAAGGTATTCACCTCGCTTCACTCAATCCAGGCTACACTGGAGCATTGTTAGAACCTATTGGTAGTATGATACCTGATATATTACAACCAACAATGGAAGATATATTAGAACAATATAAAATAAGACATACCTACCGTGCTTCACCACAACCATCTTACACCCTAAAATTCAAACAAGGTGATTGTAAAATATTACTAAGGTCTGGTGAAAACTATCGTCGTTTAGTTGGTACAAACTTAGCATTCTTTGGAGTGGATGAAGCAGATACTATTGAAAGTGTCCCATTAGCTTGGAAGATGTGGCGAGTGCTTCAGTCACGGTTACGTTCAGGTTTAGTAAGACAAGGATTCACTACCTCAACTCCAGAAGGTTTCAAATTCCTTTACGAACTCTTTGTAAAGAATGCTGGTGATGATAGAAGAATAATACACGCAAGAACAATGGATAATCCATATCTTCCACCTGATTTTATTGAAGACCTATTACGTACCTACCCTCCACAACTAATCAAAGCATACCTAAATGGTGAGTTTACAAACTTAACTTCAAGTAATGTCTATCATAACTTTGATAGAACATTGAATGTAACAGACAAAACAATAGAAGACTTTGATAAGTATGAACCATTACATATTGGACAAGATTTCAACGTTGGTAAATGTGCTTCAGTTGTACATATAATAGACAGAAATGGTCAACCTATTGCTGTAGATGAAATAATGGGTGTAAAGAACACTGAACGAGTTATTGAAATTGTCAAAGAACGATACCCAGATAGAGCAATATTCTTCTATCCAGACAGTTCGGGAAAGAACGAGAAATCAAACTCTACTATGACTGATATCATATTACTGAAACAAGCAGGATTTGAACTCAAATATAGAAGTACTAACCCAAGAATCAAAGACAGGGTTGGTAGTATGAATGCTATGTTCCTAAATGGAAAGGGTGAACGTAGATATAAAGTCAATGTTGCTAAATGTCCGGTGTATGTAGATGCACTTGAACAACAAGCCTATAACAAGGAAGGGATGCCTGATAAGATGCACGATAAAGACCATCCAAACGACGCCTCTGGATATTTTATACATATGATGTATCCATTAGCAGAAAGACCATCCTTGAGGACATATTAAGATATGAAACAAATAGAAATGAGTGATAAACAGTATGAGGATTATCTCATATACCTAACACAACCAACAAATATTCAAGATGTAAAGAAACCAAATAAAAAAGAATTTGGTGAGTTCAATACACATCCGACAATCAAGCCTGTAAAACTTATGGAATGGTTAGTGAAATTATTATCAAGTGAAGGTGATATTGTTGTTGATCCGTTTAGCGGTAGTGGTACTACGGCAGTTGCTGATATGACCTATAATCTGGATGATGTTAGAATCAAGGTTCAGGAAAAACAAAACAAAGATGGTTCTACAAAGGTAAGTATCAATAACTTGGATATGACTGTTAGAGACATCTAATCAATAATAAATATACAAAACACTTCAATGGAGTAACTAATGAAAATATCTAAACTATTCAATACGCATTGTGCAAAAGAAGCACAAAAATCATTAGATTACTTGGATGGTTGCCAATTACCATACCTAATCAAACAACTAAATGACCCTTATGTTGGTCGTAGAATGTGGCAACAAAAAGGTATAGTTCCTGTTTATCGTAACATAACAGCTATGATTATTCAAAAGTCTGGCTTACTGTTACAGAACGGTGCACCAATGGTTGAGGTAAAGAGTGAAGCATCTGAAGTTGCTGATCCTATGCAAACCCAAAGATTGAATGATTTATTAGAAGAAGTATACTGGGATGAGTTCTTAGCGAATGTTGACCCTGTTGTACGTAGATTGAAAACTGTTTGGATATTACAACAATTTGATCCATATTCAGCAACTATCTTATATGATATCTTACACGCTGGTAACTGTATCGTAACTGTTGAACCTGTCTCTAAAATGACAACACAAGTATTATATCGAATTGATAATGATATGGATGATGGTAATAACTATTATAGAATTATTACGCAAGAAAAGGTACAAGATTGGATAGAACCAAATACACCTGGTGTTGAAACAGAAGCAATAATGGTCAAGGAACACGATAATCCATATGGAATAGTACCCCTTACTCCTTGGCACGATACTAATATGCCTCGTTGTGGAATATGGAATAAGCAACCTTCTGACTTAACAGTATTGAATGATATGATCAATATGCATTTGACTGATACACAATATGCTGCTACTTGGGCTATACATCAAACACTATTCACAAACTGTAAGATAAGACCTTCTGAATTTGGTGTTGTTACATCTCAGGTACCTACTGCTCAAGATCCATTCGGTAGACAAGGTTCTGCTGCGATTGCTGGTGTAATTGGAGGTATGGGTCAGATTGTAGAGATTGATACAATGGGAGTAGAAGCACCTATTATTGAATATAAAGGTCCTACCCTAAACTTACAACCTGTTGAAGAAGTGTTCTCAAGTTGGATACGTGATTATGCATCTGACTGGTCAGTTCGTGTCAAGATGGCTGGTGAAGGTACTGCTACATCTGGATTCCAGTTAGTAGTAGAAGAAATGGATAATATTGAGTTACGTAAACAACGTATGAAAATGGCTGAGATTGCTATTGAACGTATGTTACGATTGACTATATTCATATACAATGCTCATTTCCCTAATTCATTCTCACAAGATGCTGAAATTGATATTGAATTCACACCACCAGCATTACCTTATGATGAAATAGCAAATGAACAGAAATGGTCTGTTATGTTAGCTGAACAACGTGCTACCCCGGTTGATTATTACCAAGAAGTTTGGGGAATGACTAAAGAAGAAGCTGTTCAAAAGGATTTAGATGTAAAAGCATATTATGCTGGTATAGCACTAACTCCTGAAACAGATTTAGAACCAGTTGAACCAGCTGACCAAATCGCTCAGAATAATCCAGCCTTGAATATAATGGAAGAGTAATCTATAATGGTTAGATAACAATAACTATAAGAGGGTGTATGATGTCAATAGGAAAGTTACCCCGAAAGATTTTTCTAACAAACAGAGAGTTAAAAACAGAAGTTATAGAATGTAAAAAAACAGGAGTAATGTCTAACAAATTAGGAGCAATGTTCCTAAAAATGGTAAACAAATATGGTACAAAGAACAATTTTTGTAACTACTCCTACTTAGATGAGATGAAAGGTAGAGCTATAGTAGGATTGTGTAAGAATTGGCAATCATTTGATACTGACAAATATGATAATGCATTTGCTTATTATACACAGTGTATACATAATGAATTCATACAAGAACTTCACCAAAACAAGAAACACGCCAGGTTACGTGATATATTACTAACAGAAAGTGGAATGTTAGGTTCATTCACATTCCAAAACAGTTATAATGAAGAACGTGAAACACCAATTGTTAGTGAAGAAGAAAGTCAACAAATATCAGTTGAAGAGGTATTAGAATGAGTACAATAGCAGCAATATTTTACACAGGGAAGAAGGTTGTTATGTTGATAACAATGGTGGTAGGTCTTTTAGTTTGTACTACTAATATCCTACCTGAACTCATACACCACCTGAATAAAATGAATAAACCCTACCACAGTGCATATTCTTTACAGCATCTGATAACTCTTTCCAATTCTCTGGACATTTGAACTCTTTATAGTTTGGACTGGTTGAGTAAATAGCATACTTCTCACCAGGACCCTGCCACCATTTGTTGTTCCGAAGGCAATATATGTTATTACCTTTGTCAAATGCTTTACGAATCTCATCTAACTTGATTGGTACTTTTCTTGCAAGTGTTCTGGAACCTGCTGTCCAACTTTTGATATGTTTCATACATCAATACCATATTCAATGTCACCTGGTATATGGTAGTAATCACCAGTATACATATCAATTGGAGCCATTGTTTGATATACTCTATGAGTATCCATTGCTTCTTCAGTTTTTGATGCTTCAACCATCTTACTATGAATCTCATCAAAATCTAAGGTACTACCGAATACCAATTCTGAACAATCAAAAGTATCTTCACCTTCAATCATACTCCTTACAGCAATTTTCCAACCTTCTTTGGTTGCCATTT